TCCAAGATGCACAGAATGAATTAACTGCATACCAACAAGCCAACGGACAGAAGCAAACCGAAATTGATAAAGCAATAGGAAAGTCTAAAGAAAAAATTGCTTTAGATTCTCTTGGTGCAATTGCTGGAGTATTAGGACAAAATAGTAAGTTCGGAAAAGCATTAGCAATTACAAGTGCTATTAGAGATACATATACTGGAGCAAACAAAGCTATTGCACAAGGTGGAATTTGGGGAGCAGTTGCAGCAGTTGGAGTTATTGCATCTGGATTTGCAAACGTTAAACAAATAGTTGGTACAAAAGAACCAGCAGCACCATCTTTTGCAAGTGGCGGTGGCGGTGGCGGTTCTGCACCATCAGCACCAGCAATGCCATCTTTACCTCCAGCATTTAACGTAGTAGGAGCAAGTGATACAAACCAATTAGCGGATGCAATAGGTGGACAATCACAAGAACCTGTTAAAGCATATGTTGTTTCTGGAGATGTAACATCAGCACAATCAATGGATAGAAATATTGTTGAGGGTGCTTCAATTTAAAAATACAAAATAATTTAATAAATACATTATATAAGATATGAAGATTATAGAATTAATTTTAGATGAAGATGAAGCAATCGGAGTAGAAGCAATTTCAGTTGTAGAAAATCCAGCAATTGAGTCAGATTTTATTGCACTTAATAACCAAGAAATAAAACTTGCAGAAATAAACAAAGAGAAGCGTTTATTAATGGGTGCTTTATTAATACCACAAAAACCTATTTACAGAAAAAGTGGTAAAGAAGAATACTATATTTTCTTTTCTAAAAAGACAGTTGCAAGAGCATCACAAATGTATCTGCAAAATGGCAATCAATCACAATCAACATTAGAACACGATAAACAATTAAAGGGATTAACATTAGTTGAAAGTTGGATCGTAGAAGATAAAGAAAAAGATAAGACTGCATTGTATGGTTTAGATGTGCCAGTAGGAACTTGGATGGGTTCTGTCAAAGTTGACAATGACGAAGTTTGGAATAATTACGTGAAAAGTGGTAAGGTAAAAGGTTTCAGTATAGAAGGGATGTTCGCAGATAAATTAGAATCAAAAGCAGAATTATCAGCAGAAGATAAATTGATAAACGAACTTAAAAAAGCATTGTCATAATGAGAGCAGTTTATTGTAAATGCTTAAACACTTACTCAATAGAGTGTAAAACGAATCCAATAAAAGGATGTGAAACTCCAGAGTATTGGAAGCAAGGAATTGGAAACATTAGCAACACAGACGAAGAATAAATTTAATATATAACTATGAACACACAAAGAGAAGTATTTAACAAATTATTTAAGGAAGAGAAAACTGAATTGGCAACGCAGAAAATTGAGTTGAAAAGTATTCAAATGTTAAATCGTATTATTTCAGATGGAAATAAAATTTATAACAGAGGGACTAAATTTGTTCAAAGCAGAGAAACTTTAACTAAAGAAGCAAGAAGATTAAATAGTGATGCTACATCTCTTTTAAAGGGAGGTCAAAAACTAATACAAGAATTTGAAAAGAACGCAAAAGATTTAGGTATTAATCCAAACAGTATTCAAGAATTAAAAAAAGCAATAGATGTTTTAGGTGTTTTAGATACCATTGATAAACAAACTAATGGATATACAAAAATCCGTAATTAATTAAAAACCAAAATACAAAATTAACTTTAAATTTTATTATATAAATATGAATACAAAAGAAACGTTAAACAAAGTTAGAACCTTGCTTGGTATCGAAGTGAAACTAGAGCAAATGAAACTTGATAATGGTGCTATTTTAGAAGCAGAAGTATTTGAAGTTGGTGCAGAAATTTTCGTTGTCGCAGACACAGAATTAGTTGCCTTACCAATCGGAGAATATATTTCTGAAGATGGTTCTACTATCGTAGTTTTAGAAGAAGGAGTAATTGGAGAAATCAAAGAAGCAGGAGCAGAAGAAGAAGCACCAGCAGAAGAAGAAGCACCAGTAGAAGAAGAAGTTGTTGAAGAAGATTTATCTGAAACTGCAACACCTAAAAAAGTTGTTGAGTCTATAAGTAAAGAGACTTTCTTTTCTGAAATTGAAAAATTAAGAAATGAGATCAACGAATTAAAACTATCTAAAGTAGTAGAAGAAGTATCTGTTGAATTATCTGTTGACGAAGTAGAGGGAATATCTCACAATCCAGAAAATGTAGCAGAAAAGAAAAACTTAAGTCTATACGCTCAAAAAGGAAAAAATACAATACAATCAAGAATCTTTAATAAAATAAATAATAAATAAAAATGGCTACAACAACAAACATTAGTTCCTCATATGTAGGAGAATTTGCATCTGATTATGTATCCGCGATGCTTCTAAGTGGAAACACTTTAGCAAACGGATTAATTGAAATTAAACCAAACGTAAAGTATAAAGAAACTTTAACAAGATTAGAATTAGACGGATTAGTTGCTGATGCTTCTTGTGATTTTTCTGATGTAGGTACTTTAAATTGGACAGAAAGAACTATCGAACCTAAATCTTTACAAGTAAACATCAAACTTTGTAAGAGTACATTTAGAAGTACGTTCGAAGCTGGTTCAATGGGTGCATCTGCACACGATAACTTCCCAGCAAAATTATCTGATTTTATTATCGGAAAAACTGCTGCTAAAATAGCACAAGCAACTGAACTCTCTATATGGGGTGGTACTGATGTAAATGGTTCTTTTGCTGGTTTCACAACTTTGTTAGCTGCTGATGCTGCACATACTGGAGCGCAAAAGATTACAGGAGAGGCAATAACTCCAGCAAATGTTGTTGCTGAATTAGGATCTGTAATTGATGCAATCCCAGAAAAATTATTACAAGACGAAGGACTTTATGTTTACGTTGCGAACAACGTGTACAGGGCTTTTAAAAGAAGTTTGGGAGGTTTCCAAGCAAACGGACAAGGAGCAAACGGTGTGAACGGTTTAGGAAACAACCAAGATATTGATGTACAAATGTTTGATGGAATTAAAGTTGTTCCTGTGAATGGTTTAGCATCGAACAAAATGATAGCTTCTATCAAGGACAACCTTTTCTTTGCGACATCTTTGTTAAGTGATTTAAATGAGGTTCGTGTAATTGATACATCTGAAACTTTAGGGGATCAAAATGTAAGATTTATCGCTAGATATACTGCGGCAGTAAATTATGCAGTTGTTGAAGATATCGTTTCTTACGGTTTAGGACTATAATAAATAATAATAATAACAATAAAGGGTAGGTGGTTCATCTGCTTACCCTTTTTTTTAATAACTTAAAAAAATATATACACATGCCTTGTTTACTAACAGCTGGGAGAGCCCTAGGATGCCGCACATCAGTCGGCGGTTTGAAGAATATTTATTTTGCAGATTATGGTACTTTAGGTACTGTAACAGGCGGAGTAAGTGGTGCAGACATTACAGGAATATCTGGAGCAAATATTTGGTATAAATACGATATCAAAGGTGCTTCATCATTGGAGACAAGTATAACGAGTTCTAACGAAGCTGGAACTACGTTTTACACACAAACATTAAATTTAGTTTTACCTATATTAGATAGTGCTACACAAGCTGAAATAGCTATACTAGCAGTATCACGTCCACATATAGCAATAGAGGACTATAACGGAAACGTGTTTTTAGTAGGTTTAGAACACGGTACAGATACTACTGGGGGTTCAATTTTGACTGGAGCTGGAATGGCTGACGCTAGTTCATTTAATTTAACTATGGTAGCTAACGAAAGAAACGCACCAAACTTTACAACAGGTGGAGTTTTAGATAATTTAAATGCAGCGGCTCAAATTGACCCAAACGCTTAATATAATTTCTTATTTAAAAAAGGGCAATCATAATAGGTTGCCTTTTTTTTTGGTTAAAAATTAAAATCTTGGTTTAAAAATTAAAAAACAGTCTTTTATGCATTATATATATATGAAACATTTGTTACCCGTATCAACTACACAAAATATAAAGGTCATACCAAGAGTATATGCTACATCTGTAACCTTAAAGTTAAGAGATGACAGTACAAATGATACAAATACTTTATTAGTTACTGGAAGTAAAGTTGGAAACTACATTAGTTTATCAAGTGTTTTTGATTTAAAGGAAGGGCGTTTTTACGATTTAAAAATATACAACGGTCAAGGTGTAGTTTCTGAATCTGATATAATTTACAGAGATAAAATATTTTGTACTGACCAATCAACAAACCAATCTAACAACGAACATTATACAGTAAATAAAAATGTATATAAATCAAAGAGTGGTAATAACGATTTTATAATATTATGAGTAAACACATAAATAAATACAGAAAGCCAACGGTAGCTAAAAAGAAAGATTCAAAGATTAGCTTTGTAAATCTATCAACTTATAGTTCACCTAAAATTGTAGAATCTAAAAGCAAAGAATGGGTTGAGTTTGGTGCTAACAATAATTACTTTCAATTCTTAATTGATAGGTATAACGGAAGTCCAACAAATAGTGCAGTTATAAACGCTATTTCTCAAATGATTTTCGGTAAAGGTTTAGATGCAACAAACAGTTCTAAAAAACCAGAGCAATATGCTTTGATGATTTCTTTATTTAAAAAGGATGTTGTTAGACGATTAGCTTATGATTTAAAATTAGCTGGGCAATGTGCTATTCAAGTAATTTATTCAAAGGATAAGAAGAAAATTCAAAGAGTTGAACATTTACCAGTTGAAACTTTAAGAGCGGAGAAGTGTAGTGCAGACGATAAAGAAGTACAAGCATATTACTATCATCCAGATTGGGTTAATATAAAACCAAGCGATGAACCTAAAAGAATACCAGCGTTTGGTGTTTCAAATAGTCCACAACCTATTGAAATTTTATATATAAAACCCTATAAAGCTGGAATGTATTATTACAGTACTCCAGATTATCAAGGTGGTTTACAATATGCGGAATTAGAAGAAGAGGTAAGTAACTACCATTTAAATAATATTTTAAACGGACTTGCTCCATCAATGTTAATTAATTTTAATAATGGAATCCCAGATGAAAATGCACAAACAATAATTGAGAATAAGATAAAAAATAAGTTTTCTGGAAGTTCAAATGCTGGTAAATTTATATTAGCTTTTAATGACGATAAAGAATCTGCTGCTGATATTACACCAGTTCAATTAAGTGATGCACACAACCAATATCAATTTCTTTCAGAAGAATCACAAAAGAAAATAATGGTATCGCACAGAGTTGTTTCTCCTATGCTTTTAGGTGTAAAAGATTCAAGTGGATTAGGTAACAATGCAGATGAATTAAAGACTGCAACCATCTTAATGGATAACACCGTTATAAGACCATTTCAAGAACTTTTAATAGATGCCTTTGACCAAATACTTGCGTTCAATGGTATTGCTTTAAACCTATATTTTAAGACGTTACAACCTTTAGAATTTACAGATTTAGACAATGTAAAAGACCAAGAAACTAGAGAAGAAGAAACTGGAGTTAAGATGTCCTTATCCTCAGATGGTGATGTTATAGGTAAAAAATTAATTGATTTAGCTGATGACGAAATGAATGATTGGAAGTTAGTTGATCAGATGGATGTTGATTATGAAAAAGAGGATGAGTTAGATCTAAAAGTAAAAGACTTAAATAACCCTAAGAAATCAACTTTATCTAAGATATATGATTTTGTTAGAAGTGGTAGGGCAAGACCTAATATAAAAAGTGAGCAAGATAAAGAGATAGATGGTGTTCAATATAAAGTTAGATATAGGTACTCTCCTTTAAAGTTTAGTAAAAACTCACGAGATTTTTGTAAAAATATGATTCGTGTAAATAAACTATATAGAAAAGAAGATATCATAGCAATGGGCAAACAGACAGTGAATGCTGGTTGGGGATTAAGTGGTGCTGATACCTACGATATTTGGCTTTATAAAGGTGGTGGAGGTTGTCATCATAAATGGAGAAGAGAGACCTATGAGTTCACTGGAAAAGGAAAGGCTAGTGTAGGAAAAAGTGATGATATAAGTACTGGTAAAGCGGAAAGAGAAGGTTATAGGGTTAGAAATCCTAAAGAGGTGTCAATGATGCCTAAAGATATGCCTAATAACGGATTTGTAAACAAGTAAGAACTATGGCAACTGCATTATTTATAAGTAGAACGGATTTAGTAAAGAACACCATCATAGATGGGAATGTTGATACTGATTTATTCATACAATATGTGAGAATCTCACAAGAGATACACATACAAAACTATTTAGGAAGCAAATTATATGATAAAATATCTGCTGACATTATAGCTGATACTTTAACTGGAGATTATTTAACCTTGGTTACTGAGTACATACAACCTATGCTAATCCACTATGCAATGGTTGATTATTTACCATTCGCAGCATATCAAGTTAAGTCTGGCGGAATATTTAAACATTCTTCAGAAAACTCTGAAACTGCTTCTAAGGATGAAGTTGATTTTTTAGTACAAAAGGAAAGAGAATTTGCAGAACACTACACAAGAAGATTTGTAGACTACATATGCTTTGATACTTCAAAGTTTCCAGAGTACAATCAAAATGTAGATTCAGATGTATATCCAACTAAAAATGTAGGTGGCTCAAATTGGGTAATATAATGGGATATAAACCGAAAGCAGTAAACGTTGTTAAATTAGAGAAATATTTAACTAAAAAAGAGAAAGCAAATGGCAAATAATATATACGAAAGTTCTTGGTGGGGTTCACCTATTGAAAATGGTTGGGGTGGAATTTATTACAATTTTGCATATCCTAGTGCAATACCTAGTTTATTAACTACACTACAAGCAAGGGCAACGTATTCAGAAAATATAACTTGTACAACTGCAATATTAACCGCTTTAGAAAACATAGAATAGAATGGCAAATTTATTAGACGAAGCATCAATATTACTTACACCTACTGCATATAACAACGGTAGTATGTTAGCGGTTAAACCA